TCGACAGCCTAAAAAGCTGTGCCAGCCATCGGGAGGGAGACCCCTTTTGGCCAATTTAAAGGAATTTATTGACGAAAACGGGAATTTCGACAAAAAAGGTTTCCGAAGAAGGCTTCGGGAACTGGGTCAACGAAGGAAAGAAGAACGTTTGAGCCGGAGGAACGATTTAGGAATACTTGACCTTACTCCATACAATGCAACCAATCTTATCATTGACGGAGAGAATGCAACTATTGTATATAAATAATCTAGTGTAAATCCGGAATAGAAAGAAAGAGTATTTTGTTTCTAGATGCCTAATTTAGGCATTATTTTTTGCTTTGCATTGAGCAGGTAATCTTATTGGGGTGGAACAGTTATGTCCTCGAAAAAGAAAGGCTTCACCCGGACCAAGTTTGGTACTGATGAGCCAAAGAAAAAATCCACTAGGAAACCAAAAACCTTACTCCCTATGCCTTCAAAATCGGTATTAGATAGCTTAAAACTCACTCCAAAACAACGTTTATTCGTGCAAGAATACCTAATAGATCTCAACGCCACTCAGGCGGCTATAAGGGCGGGGTACAGCGTAAAGAATGCGGAATTCCAGGCGCATTGCTTGTTAAAAAATCCCAAAGTGAAGCAAGCCGTTAAATTAGCTATGTATGAGCGGGAACAAAGGACTAAGGTAACTCAGGATAGGGTGATTGAGGAACTTGCGAAAATAGCCTTCCTCAATCCAACAGATGTAATTAACGAATACGATGCATCATTGCACAACAGCGCCGCGCGAGAAGATACGGCTGCAATATCATCTATCCGGGTAAAAAGAATCCCGTCCAAGCACGGAACGGGAGTTGAACGGGAAATTAAATTGCATGATAAAATTCGTGCATTGGAGCTTTTAGGTAAGCATTTAGGATTGTTCAACGACAAGTTGAACATAACAGCCGATGCAGTGGTAAGGATAGTGGATGACATAAGCGATTCAAAAGACGATGCAACGGAGACCAATGACGAAGCCGAGGAATGATGCATATGATGAAGGCTCCGGTGGTAGATGTCCGGCTTTCGGAATTAATTGCACCGTCCTTTTATGAATTGCATAGGGAGCTAAAAGAGGAACTGCATGATGAATATTGGCTCAAAGGTGGACGCGGCTCAGCCAAGTCCACTTTTATTAGCATTGAAATAATTCTAGGAATGTTAAGAGACCCGGATGCCAATGCAGTAGTCTTTCGGCGGTATCAAAATGAACTCCGGGATTCAGTCATCGGTCAGTTTGAATGGACTATTGCAAAGATGAATCTCGGTCACCTGTTCCACGTGCAAGTCAGCCCGATGCAAATTGTCTACCTTCCTACAGGGCAACGGATTATCTTCCGTGGAGCGGATAAGCCGACGAAGCTGAAATCAATCAATATCGGTAAAGGATATATCAAGTATGCATGGTTTGAAGAGTTAGACCAATTCGGTTCAATGAATGAAATAAGGAACATTTTGCAATCAGTATTCCGAGGCGGAGACCAAAAGCGGGCAGTATTCTTCTCATACAACCCTCCCAAATCATCCCGTTCATGGGTGAACCAAGAGGCGAAAATGCCGAAACCGGGAAAACGAGTGCATCATTCGACATACTTGGATGTTCCAAAGCATTGGTTGGGCGAAAGATTTTTAGCCGATGCACGGCATTTAAAGCGGACGAATGAGCTTGCATACAGACATGAATACCTCGGAGAAGAAACCGGAACAGGCTTGGAAGTATTCACCAATGTAATACTTGAAACCATTACCGATGAACAAATTGCACGGTTTGACCGAATACGTCAGGGATTGGACTTTGGTTATGCAGCTCACCCGGCTTGCTTTGAACGTTTGCATTATGATAGTACAAGGCGTAGGTTATACTTATTTGCAGAGGTTGCTGGATTGAACTTGTCCAATCGTTTATTATGGATGAAAATTCAAAAATACAACGATGTAATCACCGTTGCAGATAGTGCAGAACCGAAATCCATTGATGAGTTGAGAAGTTATGGCCTGAGGGTAACCGGTGCGAAGAAAGGGCCGGGTTCAGTAGAATTCGGAATCAAATGGTTGCAAGACCTTGAGGCTATTATCATTGACCCTCAGTGTTGTCCATTAGCCGCAAAAGAATTTATTAATTATTCGTTGGAAACAGACAGAAGTGGAATGGTCAAAGATAAATTTCCAGATAAGGATAACCATTCTATTGACGCTGTAAGGTATGCATTGGAAGATGATATGATCGGGTATAACATGCAAGGCGTAGAGCTACTGAGAGGTGCGAAATTATATGGCTAGACAAGGATGGCTCAAAAAAGCCGTCGGTGAAATATCGAAATTAAGGCAGGGAGTATTCGGCAG